CGTAGTCTTGCCCGAGCCGACCGGACCAGCGATCAGCCGCATGAATGCTTCGGACTTCATAAAGGCCGCGCACGTGGGGGGAGCCGTGTACTCAAGATTCACTGGTTGCGTCCTCGTGCTCGATTACCTTTGAAGGTAACGTTTTCTCATATTCGAGTTTCGCATCGCCACCAAGGTTGATGGTGACGTGGAATCGTTCGCCACCGCCGCCAGCGACATCGACGCCAGATTTGTCCATGCCACCAAGCTTCGCCATCAGCTTTGCAAGGTCATTCCGGTGCAGGAGTGGGGCATCTTGGTTGTGCATCTGTGCAAAAGCTTCAGGGAGCCATTCCTCGATTGAGGCGGCGGCTTTGATTTTGACACGCTCCGGGGCGTTCTCTGCCGCGTTCCAGTCGAGGATCGCTTCTTGCAAGTATTTCTGGAAGCGGGGGTGCTTCTCGATAATAGCCCATTGCTCGGGTGTGACGTTGTTCACATTCAGGATTTGATGTAGCTCCTGTATGTCTTGGGCGATACTGCGGGCGAGACGTACCATAAGCAAGTCACCGTGCAGATGTGGCAGTGTTATTTCTTTGGCCATTGCAACCTCCTGATACCAAATAGATACCCTAAACAACCCCCCTTTACAAGGTGTAGTGATTTGTACTATGAATAGGCATGGCTGAAGCTCTCCCCCAACGTGCGTCATTACGCGTAGTTCCTCCCGCGCAGTACGAAGCGCAATTGCAAGAGAGCTATAAAGCCAAGGCGCAAGCTGAGGATGCCGCTAAATCTTCCTCCCAGCCCGACATGACTCGGCTTGCGTCGTACATTCGTGGGCAGTTCTCCATTATGCAGAACCATAGGCAGTCGGCGTCCGGTTGGGCGGATCGAATGCTTAAAGCGTTGCGAGCGTTCAATGGAGAGTATGACCCAGAGAAACTGATGGAAATCAGAAAGTTCGGGGGCTCCACAGTTTATGCGCGAATGATCGCGATGAAGTGTCGCGGTGCGAGTTCGCTTCTTCGAGACGTGTACCTCACCAGCGACCGGCCTTGGGGCATATCACCCCCGGCTGATCCCGATGTGCCCCCGGAAATCATCGCAGCAATGCAGAAGCTGGTGATGGGGGAGGTCGAGCAACTGGTACAGGGTGGCATGCCCATCACTCCCGACATGATTCGGGACCGCATCAACCAGTTGATGGACGCCGCTCGGCGTACCGAAAAGAAGAACGCCGCCAAACGAGCCAGAATCGCCGAGGACAAAATCGAAGAACTGCTAGAAACGGGTGGGTTCTACAAGGCGTTCGCTGAGTTCTTGGTGGATTTGCCGCTGTTTCCATTCGCCTGTCTGAAGGGACCAGTCGTTCGCGTTGTGCCAAATGTGTCCTATATCAATGGCCGGGCACAGGTCCAACAGAAAGCCAAGTTGTTCTGGCAGCGTGTGTCACCCTTCGATTTGTATTGGTCTCCGGGGGTATCAGACATTGAAGACGCATCCGTCATTGAGCGCACGCGCGTCACTCGTGCCGACCTCAACGACCTTATGGGTCTACCGGGGTACGATACCGACGCCATTCGTGGGGTGTTGGACGATTACGGGCGCGGTGGGCTGTTCGATAATTGGGATTCGACGGATTCAGAGCGTGCTGTAGCCGAAAATCGCGAAAACCCCAACGTGAATCAGAGCGGAATCATCAACTGCTTGGAGTTCACCGGCTCGATTCAGGGCAGATTGCTGCTCGATCACGGGTTCACCGTGAACGATATTCCCGATCCACTTCGTGAATACGTCGTGCAGGCGTGGTTGATCGGGCGCTATGTCATCAAGGTACAGTTGTCACCGTCGCCCCGTAAGCGGCATCCGTATTTCATCACTTCCTTCGAGAAGGTTCCGGGCACCCCGGTAGGTAATGGCCTACCGGATATTCTCGAAGATGTTGGCGAGGTTGCTAACGCCACGTTGCGTTCCCTCGTCAACAACCTTTCCATATCCTCGGGTCCGCAAGTCGTGGTCAACATGGACCGCATACACCCGCAAGAGGACCCAGAGAGCTTGTATCCGTGGAAGCGCTGGCTTGTGACCAGTGATCCACTGTCCAACAACAGTTCGCAGAAGCCTGTGGAGTTTTTCCAGCCCACGGCCAATGCCCAAGAGCTTTTGGGGGTCTACAACCAGTTCCAGAACATCGCCGATGACCTATCGGCTATCCCGAAATACATGGCAGGGTCTGGGGCCTCGGGTGGCGCGGGTCGTACCGCTGCCGGTCTCGCCATGCTTATGGGTAACGCGTCCAAGATTCTTCAGACGGTTGCAGCGAATATCGATCGTGATGTCATGCATCCGCTATTGGATTCGTTGTATGATATGCTGATGCTGACCGATGTCGAGGGTATCCTTAAGGGCGACGAAGACATAAATGTCATGGGCGTGAAGGTCGCGCTTCAGCGTGAGACGCAACGCGCTCGTCAGCTTGAGTTCTTGCAGATCACTGCTAATCCGATGGATGCCCAGATACTTGGGCCTCAGGGGCGTGCGAAGGTCTTGCGTGCCGTCTCTGAGACCATCGGTATTCCCGGCGACGGGCTCATACCCGATGATGAGGAGTTGGCTGCACGGCAGCAAGCAGCGGATGCGCAAGCACAGCAGCAACAGGGATTGGAAAATGCTGGCGGACAGGCCCAAGGTCAGCAGGCTCCTAAAGGCGGCAATGTGACACAGGACATGGGTCCGCGTGTGAACATATCCGGTGGAGTGCACTAACGCCACATAACGTCATAGGAGATCATAATGGCTTTTATTGCAAAGAGAAGCGTCGGCCAGTCTGGCTGGAACTCAGAGTTCAAGCGCTTGGTCACGTACATGAACGCGCATATCACCTCGCTGGCCAACATCCCGACGATTGTCACACCGGATGGTAGCGATGCTGCCACGACGCAGACACTGTGCAACGCCAACAAGGCAAAGATCAATGCGATCCTCACTGCCTTCAAGGGCATCGGCATTGCGACGAATATCGCACTGATCACCACGCCGGATGGCACCAACGCAGCGACGACGCAGACGCTGGCAAACGCCAACAAGGCGAAGATCAACGCGATCATTGCTGACCTCATCGCCAACGGTCTGATGTCCCCGTGAGCGATAATGCTCCCATTTACAGCAAGAAGATGGTCGGGAAACACTTCCCGGCCACAACTATTATCAAGGAGAGAACGATGAAAATGCCCTCACTTCCAGCGAAAACCACTATCAAAAACAAGCAGCAGTCGTCGGCATCGAAGAAATGGCTTCCCCCGATGAAGGGTAGCAGCCTCAAGGGTGCCAAGACAACGGCGATGCCCGTTAAGAAGTGCTAAGTTACCCTCGGAGGTAACGGAAAGGAATTAGGTGGAAGAAAGACAAACAACCCGCTATGACTTGCAAAAGTTTATAGCACAGTTAGCCCGGTCATCCCCCCAGAGTTGGAATGAATTCTTGGCGGCTTATCGCGCTCACTGCCTCGATGTTCTGAAACAAGTAATCTCCTCGCCACCCGAGACGGTTCAAGTAGCCCAAGGTCGCGCCAAACATGCCGACGAACTCTTGAGGCTACTTGAAACCGCCGTCGCTACTGCCGAGCAGATTGAGAGAAGGAATAAATAACATGGCCGATACTGCAACGAAGACGAATACCCGTGGCCGCGTAGCCCCGAGTGATATGCGTGACCCGGATGTGAAAGTGCCCGCCCGAGTTCGAGCGGAGGCAGAGCGCGCGGAAGCCCTGCTTAAGGCACAAAATGGTAACGAGCCACCGGCAAATCCCGAGGTGCCCCCGGTCGGCGAAGAACCCGGCATCACTCTCGTTCCTGTGCAGCCAACCAACCTAACACCTCAAAATCCTACGATTGTAGCAGATGCACCGGTTACCCCTGCTTCTACCCCGGCACCGGCCCCACAGCAGGGGAAGACTTATACCGAGAATGACTTGAATGCCATGAAGGCACGGTGGGAGCGCGCCGAACAGGCTTCGCAGCGTCTATCGGAAGAAGTGACGAATCTTCGCAATGTCATCGCAACCATGCAGACAGCGCCTGCCGCCCCGCCAGCAACCCCGCCCGAACTTCAGGCCCAGAGCCTGTTGACCCCGCAGGAGATCGCGGATTACGGCGAGGACTTCCTAGGGGTTGTCGGCAAGAAGGCGAAGGAAATCGCCGGGGCCGAAATTGCCTCACTCAAGCAGCAACTCGAAAGTTTGCAGCGTGGGATGCAAGTTACCTCACAGGTAACCATGGAACAAGCGCGCGAGCGCATGCTCTCCCATTTGGACGAA